GCGCGTCAGCAAGGCGTTCACGTCCATCAGGATTTCATCCGCCGTCTTCGTGCCGACACCGGTCGATGTGCACCATGTCGTCGGTCCGCCGCTGCCGGCAGCGACGTTGACCGGCGTCACCAATGGTGTGTTGAACATGCCAAACTTGCCGAACGTGGTGTCTCCTACGTAGACCATTTCGTCCACGTCCATCTGGTACTTCAGCCTCATCCCATCGTACATCTGCGTGTCGATCGGACGACCGACCTTAGAAGCGGATTCCAGCTCCAGCAAGGTCCACTTCAATTCGACACCCCATGGGATCAGTGGATTCGTCACCTTGCCGATATCCAGCATGATACCGGTGATCGCAGTGGACTCTTTGCCGATCCACGCCTTGCCGGTCGGTGCGATGCCGCCAGGCGACGCGAACGAAGAGATCGTGAAGGACGAATACTCATCGGCAATCGTCACGTCTTCGCGCAAGTCGACATCACGCGCCCACGTGACCGCAGCAAGCGGCTCGTGAAGCTGCTGATCCAGCCGCTCCAATTCGCCGACGAGGAACGCGCCGGTCGAGTCAATGGTGAATTGACCGGCATTGTCGAATGTCATGAAGTCGTCTTTGGTGAAACCCTTGATCCACTTCGGATCGCTATACTCATGGGTTTCCGCTGCTGACGGGCGGATGAGACCTGCCCGCGTAAGCATCGTAGAATCCGCAAAGCGGACTGGTTGCATCGCGCTCATTAGAGTTGACTACCTCTCTGTTCTGTTTGAAGAGTGCTTAACCGACGCGGAAGCTGATTTCCACGTTGCCGCTAGCATCAGCCGGTCCCATGAACTGAGTATTGCCCAATGCGAAACCGCTGCCCGCAGGATCGGTCGATTCGTACCCTCCGGTGATGTGCGTACCACTCGGGGCTGCCGACCAGACGTAGACCTGACCACCTTTGACGGAGGCAGTGCTGCCGGACAGCAGTACCGTGATGTAGCCGGAACGCAGTACGTCGATAGCACCGACCGGCGGCGGGTGAGATGCACCGATCGCAGGATCAGGACTCCACACCGACTCCTGCGTCGGGAATGGCCGACAAAGCAGACCATAGACAAGCACTGACGTATCACCAGCAGCGACCGCCCGCATGTTACCGACATTGCCGGCAGTCTGATCGATCACCAACGGAATACCGTACGCCGTCGGTGCGCCGGCCGTACCTTGTGGAGTCACTGCGGCCGGCTCGATTGTCGAAGCCCAGCCTCGATTCACCGCGCCGGGAATGCCCGCCGGCATGCGCGTTAGATAGCTGACCACGATAGCTTTCCTTTCTTCTCTGTCGGGTTTCAGTGCGTCTGGAAGTACTCAGAGTTACGCTTGTTGATCTCTGCCGGCGACGGCGGAGCCTTGCCGAACGTGTTGGGCTGACCACCGGGGCCGATCCGCGTGCTGTGTGCACGACCACGATTGTCCTGTGCGACGAGTGCAGATGCCGCATTGAACACCATGCCGACATGATCGCAGGTTACACTACGATCATTGAACGATTTGGGCAGTCTGCCGCCGACAACCTGTTCCAGCACCGACTTGCCGCGATCAGTGCTCTTGGCAGCATCGAGCGTTTTGCGCTTGAAGGCGCACATCGAGTCGAACGTGCCTTTGGCTGGCATCGCCGAGTCGAACGTCGGGAAAGCGATACCCGGCACGAGGATTTCAGCCTGAGACAGCATTTGCTGGAATCCGTCACGCATGGAAGTCGAATCACCAACCGTTGCCCGAACACGCTGCGCGGAATCGACGGTGGCTTGATCGCCATTGTTGTTATTGTCCGGCGATGGTTCGTAACCAGCACCGCCTTCTTCGCCACCGCCCTCGCCTTCGCCGTGCCACGGCTCTTGCTCTTCACCTTCGGCAAGTGCGGCAAGCACCTGCTCGATCTGGTCCATACGCGCCATGAGCGCCTGAACCTGTGCAGCGAGATCGCCACCACCCGGCGGGGCAGCCGGAGCAGCCGGCATGCCGCCGCCCTTGGGATCGCCTTCCGGCGCATCGCCGGAGGGACGCATGCCGGGAGCCGCCTGCGCACCGGCACCATGCACGTTGATCGTAACGTGCCTGGGTTCGTCGCCGCCGCTGAAGCTACCGGCATCGAACGCTTCGTCGCCGGACAGTACTTCACCGAGCAAGTCGGGGTCTTTCGAGAGTTCGGCAACGGCGTTGAGTACGCCGGCCTCGTCTCGCGTGCGGACCGCACGACGAATGCGGTCCTTGAACGCCGTCAGTCTATTCGCCATTGCTGAATCTCCTATGGCGCAGCGTGGCCCACATCGACCTTTCTCGACGAGAGCCACATGGTTGACGATGATGTTGTGCTGCCGTCCACGTCCAGGGCCAAGTGTTTCGTACTCAGCGTCGTACCCTACCGACACCTGGCGTTTGCCATTGCGGACAGCCTCAATGGCATCCTTGTCCGTAATTAGTAGATCGGCGTATGTGAATGCATTATCGAATTGCATTCCGTCCCCGCGCCTCGGATTGAGCACGACGCCGACAGACCGCTCTTTCCACGTCATCGGCGTGACTTTTCCATCGAAGGGATGTTCATCCACCACCGGCTTGCCTTGATAAGACGCCATGGTTATCGGATGGAATACCTCACCTTCGTCGCGCGTGATATGGATCAGACCATCGGCACCAGCCGGTACCGGTATTTCGCCGCGCGCATAGAGCTGAGACCCTGTGCGCGCTACAGGTACATTCTTGCATAGAAGAAAGCCTTCAGGCGTCAACTCCTGCGAGGTGCCGAGACTTTCCGTCGTGTAGTACTGCATGCTATTGGCGTCGTTCTGAAGGTCCTGCGTAAACTTTCGCATGATCGCTCTATCATCCGCAGTGGCGCCTTCAAACATCGTCATCGTCCTCGTAGTCTCTGGCGGAGAACATCGGCATCTGTAACGAAGGCAATGGTGGCAAGGTCGGTTCACCCGGCCTTAACCGACGCGGCGGCTCGGCAGACCTGTCATCTTTGGAGCCGAGACCGAGCACCTGAGCGCGTTCCTTGACGGCATACTTCGATAGAAACATCTTCTGGCCGATCGCTGCCCAAGAAAGACCCCGAGTGTGGAGCGCGATCAGCTCCTTATCGCGTCTCGGCCATGGATAGCGCGTAGCCAAAGATTATCGCCCCGAGAACACTGCGACGAACCAACTTACGACGAAGATAAGCCGCTTCATCGCAGCGTCTCCGAAAGGCTGTAAGATCAGGGAGTAACCGGTTGCACCACCGGCTTCGGTGCTGGCGCCGGGAAGGTGAAGGTAATAACCGATGCCTGGCTTGACGCACCAAGTGTTACATTGATATCTTCGGAAACACCAGTGATCGTGTTCACGCCTGAACCAAGATCAGCATCGCAGGTAACAGACACCCGTGCCGGCGAAGTGCTGGGAGCCACCGTCATGACATCGGCGGTCATGCCATCAGCCGCGACGTTCTGTACTACGACCACTGTTTCATCCGACGATGCCCATACAATAGAACCAGGCTGAACAGTGGCGGGTTGACCACCCGTCGTGGTAAAATTCAAAGTCACGCCAGGATAGTATTCGTCTGTAGTGATGTCGGCCATTAACCTAGTCTCCCTTTCTGTGGCATGGGCAGCGTTATCGGATTGCCAAGCCCGACAACGACACGGCTCGATTCTGAGCGCGGTCTGGTTTATTCCGCTGGAGGCTTCGGTGCAGGAGCGCCAAGTACGACAGTGACACGGCCCGCTTGTTCTATGAACACACTGGCAGCCGCATCCAGATCGGCAGATTCTTCCTGCAACTCTTCGAATTGAGAAGCGATGATAGCGGCCTGCGGCAGCTCAGGGTAGCCGTCGCTCTCCAATGCACTGAGCGCCGCCTGCGTTGCGTCTAGGCAATCGAGGGCTGCCTGAATCAGATCGCGGCGATTCTCGCGGAACGTGATCTGTGCATTAACCGATACCAACAGATCAGGCGAAATGGAGACCGGCACGGCAAAATCATGCAGACCACGTATCTGCGGCGCCAGTACGGCGAGTGCCTCGTTCAGTTCTGCACGAAGCACCGGATTGATGTCTTCAGCCATAAGTTTCTCCTAGTTCTTCGCCGCGATGTCGTTGGCCACCTGTCTGCCGTAATCCGTGAGCGACCACGGATTAGTGTGGATGTTTATCAGCGTGTCAGGATCGCCGTTATGTTGTTGACCGTACCAGTCGGTGAGCCATGCGGCGTATGCACGGAAATCCTGCGATCCGGTACCGGTGCAATTCAGGAACGATTGCACACATGCCCAGACATTGTTGACCTTAACATCGTCAGGATCTACACCGTTGCCAGATGTCGAGTTGCCACCCTCGCCCATCATCACCGGCATCACGCCGTCCGCAGAGTTGGCGAAACTCTGGAAGCGCTGAACAAAGCTCCGCGCAGCATTATCATAATCGTTCTGATTCTGCGAACCCTTGTTGTACTCCCATGGGTATACATGAATATTCCATCCGACGTTATGCATGCGTCCGTAATCGCCGGCATTCAGTCCACCTGTGCCGGTTGCATTGCCGTTCTGGGACTCCATCCAGATCATGCTGTTGTTGCCGGCGTTGCGGATCGTATCGTAAATCCTGTTATGGTATTCCGACTGATTGCCGCCCGCTTCGTTTTCTGTGGTCCACCAGACCCGAGGCTGATCCTTGTAATGCGCCGCCAGCGCCGAATACCAGTTCGCCGCGCCATCCAGATCGCCACCACTACGAACCTGTGGCTGTCCCGGCTGGTAATCGCTCAGCATGACGATCGCACCGAGCGCCAGTGCGGCATCCGTCCATGCGATGATCTGGTCATTCGGCTTTGCGCTATGATATCCCGAGTTGTCTGCGCCATTGGCGAGATTGAATAAGTTGGTCTTCGGCATCAGTCCCATCAGAACAGCCGGCGTGTGATCGCCCATCTGCCCGTCAAGCAGCGCAATACCACGCGCGATGAACGGCTGATTATTGCTGTCCATCACCTGACCATTGGCGACATGAAAACTGCCGGTCGGCGTCGGCGGCGCGACGCCGGTCGGATCGGCTGTCTGCGTCCAGTTCGGCGGCGTGGCGCCATCGGCGCTGTACCAGCTACCGGCGGTGTTCTTCTGATAGCATGTATGCCCTTTAGCATACAACGTCGTGACATTGCCGGTGCGCGTGTCACGTGTACCATTGATGGCGATCTGTTGACCTTTGTTCGACGCATCCGCCGCAACGATGGTGAACGATTTGAGTGCAGCATCAATGATCGCAGGACCGATAGTGGTGACCGTTGTACCATCAGGCGATGGCTGACCGGGCTGTGGTGGGTCAGGCGGCTTGGTGCCGCCTTCCAGCGCCGTAACGCGCTTTTGTAGATCAGCGATATCCGTCGCCATCTTGCTGTTGGCCGCGTTTGCCGTATCAGCGGTCAACACATTGACTGTACCACTCATGGAGTGTATCTCCTATTGACAAGTGAAGACTGGTAAGATGTGCCGCCAATTTGTGGTGGCTATTCATGCAAGCTGGGCTTTTTCAGCTCGCTCATCTGTCACGGTACTCTCCGTTAATTCGGCTAGATGCTTGCTTCGTGGTCAGGACTCTACTGATCGCTCATCTAAGTCCCTAAGTATAGGCGAAGCGTAACACCGACAGTTCACCCATGTGCCGGGATGACCACGATGACCTTGTGGACTCACAATCGGAGGATCTTCCCACGATTGCACAGTACCATGTAGCTTACGATGACTGCCCATTGCTAACGTGTTCAGCTTTCTAAAATCTCGAATACCCAATTCTGGTCTTACGCGAAAATCTTTGACCGTCATCCACACATAGTGTGTAGACCCTACCGCCTTAGCACGTACCATCGTCAATGTAGACTGCGCACGAGCCGTCTCAGTTCGTGCTATCATGTCTGCACGAGATTGAGCGACCAAACCGGTTTTCATAATTTCTTTGGCTACCTCCGATGAGCGTGCACCGGAATACAAATTTCCAGAGACTAATTCGTGTACTCTGCGCGCAGCTTCACGCGGAAGCGATGTTATCAAATCGACTTGCTGTTCTAGAAGGAAAGCCAGCTCTTCACCGATAGGAGTATTTACCAATAATTCTCTAAGCTCGATACCCATCACTTTGCTATGCTGCTTCCACGCCATTAGGTCACGCCGCGATACCTCGGCAAGCATGGATTTGGCGACGGAGTACGCCCACGGTCGTAACAGGTACGAGTACTGTTCGAGTATGCGCTGCAATGTATCGTATGCTGATACATCGCCAGGCTGCAAGCCTGCTACAAGATCATGAATATGCCGAGCGATCCTGCGAAGCTGCTTCGCATAAGACAGTTCGGCATTGCGTACCTTGGCGAACGCCAAGCGCTCTTTCTTGGTCTCCTTCCAGGCGTCCGCCGTTTCTGCGATCTGCTGTACACTATCTTGCAGCGTTTGCAGCATCGCACAGCGCCTTTAGGTCAAGGTGACTCCATCCTGTTTGATGATCTCCCACTTCAAGGCGGCAGCTATCAGTACCAGCTTATGACCGGCGGCAGACCAGGAACACGAGGCCACAGCAGTACCGCCTGCGCAGTTGGTCAACGCCATCGTAACGGCGTTCGAACCGGTCGTGGACATCATCTCGATCATCAAGATATGACCGAGATCACCGGGCGTCGGCGCCGCAAGCGTGATCGCGTACGTTGATGTGGCGGGGCCGGTCAACTGCGCATCGGCGGCACCCGGATTGACCGCACCTGCCGCCGTGATCGCCTGTACAGTATGCCTCATAGCCTTACGGCCAGACGCGGTAGGTCCCACATAATCAGGCATCGTCCTGTTCCTTTCGCTGGTTACTCTCACGCGCGCGTTTCAACTGCGCCTCGCCGATCATTCGTTTCCATTTCTCTGCGAGCTTCTTCTGCACTTCCTCCGAAGCGTAGGGGTCAGAGACCAACTCTTCGCCTATGTAAACCTTGAACGGCTCATGAAATCTAGCCGGTAAAGGTTTGCTTTCCTCCTCATCGGTCGGAGGACGCGGATCGTCTTCATCGTCGTAGATGGTCATACTAATGCTGCCCTTATGTGAACTTTACCGTTCGGTTTCTCTTCAATTGCGAGGCATTGATAGGACTGTCCATGGTCCAGCACTACTTCGCATTCATGAGCAAAACTTGAAGAATTAGAGTAGAAGGATAATGCCCGTTTACCCTTCGGTACCAATATTTCGACGATCAAGCCCTTATCTTTGAATGCTGCCTCTCCCTTAAACGAGGTGGAGACGAAGCCATCCATGTTGAACGTAGCAGGAAAATTCAGGCCCAATGCGGCCTTCAGATTGCCTATGTTTATGTTACTTTTATCCATGCCACGACGCACCACCATATCGGCTTTGGTGATCGCTGCGTCCTTCTGGAATGCGTTGTGAATTCGCTTAACAAGACCCGACGCATGCGCAGAAGCATGCGCTGGGTTACGAAGGGCTTCGTTGATAGCGCTAGAGCCACCCTTATAATTGTTAACGGCTTCTCGTGTCTCAGAGTCGTAATTCTTCGCCCAGGTACCCTTAACCGCTGTCGGCAAGCACTGGACAGCTTTTTCTTGGTTCCAACTCAGATCGGTGTTGTCGGTCGCCGTCTTGAAGCTTTCCTGAAACTTCTTCCACGATTCAAGCGGATCGCTAGGAGTGGTGTAAGTAGAGCCGGCAGACACTTGCGCTGTCTGCGGCATAAACGGTTTCGGCTTGGGTGCCTCCCACTTGCCACCGAGCGCCGCGACCAATTGCTGCGCGTACTTCGCCGTGTAGCTTTCCGGGTAATTCTGTACGGTCGGATATTCTTTGATCTGTTTGATCTTCTCGGCGGTGGATAGACCAGAAGGCAAAGACACTATAAAGTAAAGCTCTTGCTGGTGTTTGGACCCGCCATGAGGCTTTGGCAGGTCTGCTATTTTGACCGGCTTCGGCGCTTCCTCGGTCTTAGGCCCTTCGCCTTCAGCCGGCTTGTTCTTCCAGACGTTGTACAACGCTTGCGCCCACGGCTCATCGACCATACTATCCGGGATCACAGCGAGGACCGCCAGCATATGCTTCTTTGAATACACCAGACCCTCAGGATCGGACATACTTTCTGCCAATGTTTTGATGTAGGGCAGACCAGCTTCCGATAAGTATTGATACTCTGAGGATAGCTTAGGCAGACCAGTTTTCTCGCCTATGTCTTCTTTCGGCTCCTCTGCCTTCGGCTTAGGTGTTTCGTATTTCTCCTTATCGTTAATCTTCTGTTGTAATCCCTGAATTTGCCACTGCGGTGCATCGGTCGCTACCAAATCGTTTATCGCCGCCTTTATCTCTGGAACGATGAACAGAGACGGCTGATTCATAATTTTCTTATAGACCTGCTGTGCCTCTTCTTTGGCTTTGGAGTAGAAGCCCTTCGATTCCTCTTTCGGCTTTTCCGCAACAGGCTCACCGGCACCTTTGCCGACCGCCTTACCGAGTGAACCGGGCTTCATACCGGCATGTTGCTCTAGCTTCTTCAGCAACGCATTCGCGTAACCTGATACGGCAGGATGCTTCTGCGTCGATGTAACGGCCTT